TTGGCTAATATGTCTTGACCTTTTGCAAGCATTTGTTTTGCTTGCAAAAAACCCTTAACACCTACTACCAAGGTTGCTGCTTGCAATGTAAAACTAACAGGATTATTTATAGCATAACTAACTACAGCTTTACCTACATCTAAAAAAAACTTTCCTACTGCACTCCAAAATGACATTACCTACCCCACCTTACATCTGTTTTAACCTGAGTCGCAAACTCCATACCTTTATCACCTGTACTAAATGATTGTTGAGATTCGTCTGAATAATGCCTGCCTTTAGTTAAATTCCAATTTGCCCAATGAGATGCAACTATCATAGATAAAACAGTTCCATTTATACTTTCATCAATAGATACAGACCTCACAATACCAGTAAAATAATTTATAGCACCAACAATAGTTTCATCTACATTAAAATAAGCTAAATAAATATCTACTTTTTTATCAGTAAAAGAACCATCTTGTACTAAACTTCTTACTTGGTCTGTAATATTTGAAAAACCAATAGTAATTTCATTAACTTCTAATTGCCCTGTTTCGGTTATTGAGTCGACTGATAAAAAAGAACCACCAGCTTCATAGCTATTAGAATCATAAGTAACATTAGAATACCAATCGGTTAGTCTGATAGTAGATGATAAATTAAGCTCAACTAAAAAAGCTGTCTTAGTTGCTGTTGATGATACTTGAGTTTGTAGATCAGTAGATAGATTTCGAGGCATTAGGTTATAACCTCTCTAACATCAAATGAAATACTATAAAAACCACTAGCATCTGTTGAATACATAATCTCATTATTTTCAAGATAAACAGTGAAACTAGGTTTATTTACAGTAACAGCTTCATTATCTGCTAGAGATGCTACTAGGTTAGGTGATATTTGTAAGGTTAATGAGCCATCTGATTCAGCATCAATATTATTTTGCACCATATAAACTTTACTATGATTAGCAAACTTGATTAAATCACCAGCCTTTAAAGCACCTGTTTGATTAGCTGTAAAGCCATCTAAGACTATAGAAGCATCTCCTGATACATGTGCTCCAACTACTTGTATATCTGTTTCTGACTTGCCTGCACCTAAGTTATCTAGTGGTGCAACTATAGTAAAGTCCTCAAAAGAACCTTTTTGTTTTTGTAAAAATGCAAATACTTCTTGAGCCTTTTCTTGTTGTAAAGGTGGCATTGCAACTGTAAAAGAAAAATACTGAGCACCTATTTGTCTGACTTGTTTTTTACCTGATAAAGTCTGATTCAATAAAGTAGGTCTATTATCTTTAAAATTTAAACTTCTAAAATTGGGAGATGTTGGAAATTGTCCTGACATTATACTATACCCATTTTGCCTTGATTATTCATGGCATTGTTTATAATTGATGTTATCAATCCTTTTCTTGATGCTAGTAACTGGTCAAATCCAGCAGCATCTACTGTTGATATATTAAAGTTGACTGTAGCTCCCATACCTTGTCCTTTTGTATGATCGATAACAGTTTCATTAGGATGTAATATAGCAGGAAATCCACCTCTACCATCTATACCACCTGCTCTAACGCCCATACCTGTAAAACCACCACCTTCGTTGCTAGATTGGAATAAAGTATCGCCATCAGTTAATTTGTTGTACTCCATGTTGCTTTTAATATCTGTAAAACTTTTACCTATAGAGCCAAACATTCTATCTATTATTAATTTTTGAACTGCTATTCTAATTAACTCTCTTACTATAGATGTAGCATAATCTTTAAATGATGCTTTACCTTTTTCTAAGAAATCCATTGTTAATTGAGTAACACCATCATAAGATTTTTTAAATACACCCTGCATTTCTTCTTGCATGGTTTTAATATTAGTAAAGAAATCTTTATAACCTTTTTCAGCATCCATTAAAAACTGTTCTAATGCTGTTAATTGTGTAAATCCAGTACCTTTTTGCCCCTCTTGATCTTCAGGCTTACCAAATATGAAATCCATAATGCTAGGCACTTCATAATCTGTATCTCCTACAACTCTATCTCTAATTCTTTTTCTAGCTTCTGCAATTTTTTCTACAGATTCATCAATATCTCCACCTATAGCATCAACATCTATAAGTTTAATTTTATCAATACCAAGCCTTTCAGCTACATTTGGCATTTTATCTATAGCACTATTAAATAATCCTAACATTAAATTAAGACCTTTTGCTAAAGATTTTATTACAGCAAAACCAGTTAATTCTTTTATGCCTTGTTTAAGGGTTTCAAAAGCAATTAAACCTTTATCAATAAAATTAGGAATTGTTACATCAAATACTTCTCTAAAATCATTATATATTTCTTGTCTAAACACATAAGCTGCCATTATTAACGTAGTAAATGCTGTTAATAATAAACCAAAAGGATTTGCTATTATTGCTTTACTCATAGCTTTTATCGCCAAAGTAACTCCACCTATAGCTGGTATTAATAAAGCATCTAAGTTTTGTGCAACAAAATTAATTCCACTAGCTAGTTTTGAAAATCCTTGAGTAGATTCCTGTATATCACCAATCATAAATTGGAAATTATTTCTCAGAGCAACACCTGCTTGTCCCAATGTCATAGGCATGTCTTTAATCAACTCATTAGTTTCATCAATCCCTGCAATAAGAATTGGCATTACAGTTTCTGCTGTTAGCTTGCCAGCATGACCAAACTCTCTAAGCTCACCAACTGTCATGTTAAGACCATCGGCTAACATCTTAGTAAGAATTGTGTTGTTTTCCATTACTGATCTAAGCTCATCACCTCTTAAAGCACCTGAAGCTAAACCCTGTGCTAACTGTCTAGCAGAGTTATTTGCCTCTTGAGCATGAGAACCAGCAATAATAAAAGTATTTGCTACCATTTGTGTAGCATCAGCAACATCCTTTTGAGTTGCTCCTAAATGCTCTGTAGCCAAAGAAAGTCTTGTAAAAAGCATAGCAACAGCATCAAAGTCAGACCTTGAATCTAATGCTATTCTTTTCATGTGATTCATAGCAGCAGCAGTTTCTTCAGCACTACCAGTAAATGCATCCATTCTATTTTTTACGCCAATCATGACGTTAGCAGCTTCAACTAATTCTCTTACAGAAAAAGCAGCAGCTAATGTTTGTCCTAGTTGACTTACAACATTATTTACACCACCAATATCTTTTTTGAATCTATTTAAAGCAGCAGCAGACTTATTATTAGCTAATAATTCAATTCTAAATGCTTGTTTACCTAGAGCTGCCATTCTTTTCTTCCTTTATTTCAAGATAAGCTAACCATCCTTGAAACTCCTCAACTGTCATTTCTTCAATTTCAGCTAAAGTTTTGTTTAGTTTTTCAGCTAGTGCATATTTTATGTATAGCTGCTTATCTTGTATTACTTTTTTTTAACTTCTTCCTGCGAAACATTATTCATCATTTCGCTAGAAACTCTAATTAATACATCTCTATCAACCCTCTCCAATAAGGTTTTCTTATCAGCGATAGTAAATAACTTTTCTCCAGCTTCATCTAATGCTTTATAAATTAAAACATAAGCTAAAAGCTGTACGTCATCATCTTTAGCCAGTTTCATAAATTTAGAAGTCTCTGAAAGGGTTATTGGTTTGCAATAAATCTTTAAAGGACTATCTTCATCCTCACCCCATTCAGGGACTTCTATAATTCTAGTTTCTAGGCTATCAAAATGCTTCTTTGCGTTATCTATAACTGACATTTTCTTATACTGTAGTTTGTGTTAATGCACCAGTTCCTTGAACTGAAACACTAGCTTCAACTAGACCATCAAATGATCCGCTTCTTGTTACTCCAGTAACAATTGCTGTACCAGTATAATAAGTATCACCTGATGTATCTCCTTCAGGATATAGATTGAGTGTTACCTCTGATCCAATGCTTAAAGCACCCTGACCACTAGTATCAGTCTCATCCCAAAATACATCTAAACTTCCTGAGAAAGAAGTCAGTGATGATTTATATGTTCTAGCAGAATCACCCATTGAAGTATCTTCTAAAGTATCAGCAGCTTCCTCAATTGAATATGATCTAACTTCAGATACTGAATCTGTACCAACTTTAACGATACCTTCGCTTCCTTTATGTGTCGCCATTTTCTACCTCGTCTTTCGACTTTTTCTTAGAAGAAGATTTAATTTTATCTTGCGAATGGACTGCTTCCTCTTTCCAACCCATATTCTTTAATGACTCAACCTTAGAAGGATGAGCTATTATTGAATTCTTGCCATTTGGACTAATCATTTTCATAATTTGCCTCCTGTTAAACCGCTACATCAGGATTGGTTTCCTGCACATAGTAGTTAGTTAAAAATGTGAGAGATACATAACCCAGTGGTTTTTCTCCCTCTCCGTTAAACTCTATTTCAGTTGATTCTAAATAACAGTCTTTAGCTAATCCATCCAAAGTTCTATCTGCTGCTATTGCTTCTTCAACTTCTTTGCTTATTGTATCAATAGTATCATCAAAGTTACTAGTAGCTTTTGCATATCCTTCTACTACTACTGATAATTCTCTGCTCATAACTCTATCAGTACCTATCACTATAGGTTCAGATGTTTCTGACTTAGTGTAGATAACTAATGCTGGTACTGTTTCTAATGGATAAACCCTAGACTCATAAACTCTTGATCCAGTTGTTGTTAATCCAGTTAGGGTAGTACCAAACTTTTCTCTTATTTGCTGTCTTATATGATTTGCCATTACACTTCCTCTAACATTAATGCACTAAACCCTGTTCTATCTGCTTGTATATTAACAACAGTATAATTTTGTGCTGCTTTGAGTATATTACCATTTGTATCTTTTATTGCAGATACATCTAATCTATTTCCAAAAGCAATATTGGGAATATCTATGGTTCTGCAATAAGCTATTGGTTTTAATGCTTCTACACCAATACCTTCTTCTTGTTCTACATATTCATTATTTAGGATTACATTAATTGTTGTAGAAGTTCCACTATTTGTATAAACAGCAGAAACTCCATGACCATAATTAATATCTAAATATCCAGCCATATCTAATTCAGTTTCTAATCTAAATTGAGACATTATTCTTCCTCCAAAACCAAAGAAACCAAGCCTGTATTATCAGGCTCTACTGTTCTAACAACAAATGTGGTTGTTGGTTTTAAAACATTACCCTTATCAGTTGTTATTGCATCAACTCTTAATTTATCTTTTTGTGATATGTAGGGTACATCAGATGCCTTAACTATTGCTCTTGGTTGATAACCAGCAACAGGAACAGTGCCACCTTCTATATTGAAATATTCTTGGTCAATAATGATATTAATATTCTTAGAGAATCCTGAATCAATATCAAAGAGGGTATCTATTAATGGGAAATCATCCCATAAAGATTGTTGAACCTCGAAGAATGTAGCAGTAACACCATGACCTGTTGTTGTATCAACATAGGCGTTAAAATCTGCTGCACTCTCTAAAGGCATGATTTATTTTTTAGCTCTAGTCTTAGGAGCTTTTACTTTTGAAGTTTCTAAACCTACGCTTCTATCTTCTTTTTTTGCTTTAGGTTTAGCTGTATGAACTTCAGCTTTGCCATAACCACATAAAGCATGACCTTCATGCTCAGGTAGTTCAACTATATCACCAGCATGTACTTTAGAACCGCCAGCCATTGTATCTATTAAGATTTTATATTTTTTCATATTTAAGTTGGGGGTATTGCTACCCCCATTCCATTTAAGCATCAGCTAATTAGTCAGATGATTTACAGAAAGATACTGCATGTCTTACAGCAACATCAACAGTTTGTAGAGCAACAATTCTTACTCCACCTGAAGTTGATAACGCATAAGGATCAACAGTAATATCTAGTCCACCATACATACCAATTAATAGGTCTGCAAAATTACCAAAGTAGAAATCACCACTTGTTACTTGGTTACTTCTGACAACGTTATAGCCATTCATGCTATTGTCAGGAGAAACAACAAATTGAGCAGTATTAGTTGCTTTTTCAGTTGTTTTTAAAGTACCAAAATCAGCAGGTCTACAGATATATGCTAAAGAACCTGTTAAAGCATTATCGTTTGCAACTGAGGACTCCATCGCTACGATCTCAGCCCATGTTGGGTTTGCAGCAGCAAATGTAGTAGTGTTAATACCTGAAGTATTAGCAATACCTGTTGGTTGACCACTTGAACCTGAACCAGCTAAAGCACCTAAGTCAATTGCAGTAGCGATTGATTTTGTTAGGTCATCTCTGATTAAGTTCTCAACATCTAA